TGGTGGTACTAACCAGTCAATGACCTTCTTTGACCTTCGCTACCAGTTACGCCTTAACGACCTTTGGGATTTGTCTTCAACCTCTTATGTGAACTATGCTCTAACTATGCAGCATATGCGTACCTTGGACATGATCTTTTCTGGTGAAACACCAATTGACTATAACAAGATTAATAATAAACTCTATATTCATTGGGACTGGAATAATGACATCACCCCTGGTCAATACATTATCACCCAAAGTCGTGTGGTGATTGATCCTAATGCCTATAATCTATTTTGGAATGACCGTATGCTCAAGGCCCTAGGTACCGCATACATCAAAAAACAATGGGGTAACAATATGAAAAAGTTTGGTGGTATGCAACTACCAGGCGGCATAACAATGAATGGCCAACAAATCTTTGAGGAAGCAGTAAACGAGATTAAAGAAGTAGAACAAATGATTCGTGATACTTATCAAGAACCACCAGGGTTCCTAGTAGGATAAAATGGCAGTCAATCGTTATTTCAATAACTATCCTTCCCAAGAAAGAGTAACAAACGAATATCTCCTTATGGAGGATATTATTGTTGAATCCATTCAAATGATGGGTCATAACGTCTATTACGTACCTAGAGAGTCCTTTGATGAAGGCGATATGGTCTTTGGTGAGTATTCTAAGAGTGCCTTTAATGCAGCATACCTTATTGAGGCCTATCTCTCCAATGTCACTGGACATGAAGGGCAAGGTGATTTCTTCTCCAAGTTCGGATTAGAGATTAGGGACACAGATACGTTCGTCCTTTCACGTAGGTCTTTTCTCAATACACTACCTGGTGAAACAAGAATGAGACCACGGGAAGGTGATTTGATATACGTTCCTGTCCTTCATAAAATGTATGAGATTAAGTTTGTTGAACAAGAACTAATGTTCCATTCTATTGGTAAAAGATTACCATTTGTTTACGAGTTGAGATGTGAGGTATTCCGTTCGTCCAATGAACCTATGAATACAGGTGTTCAAGAGATTGATCAAGTTGCCGCAGAGAACAATTATACTATGGAAATAAGAGTTTCACAAGGTACAGTTCCTGCTGACTTTATTATGGGTGAAACTGTATTCCAGTCTAGCAATGATAGTATTAATGGAACTGTTACGGCGCAGGCTACAGTTAAAGAATGGTTTATTTCTAACAATACTATACTAGTTTATAATGTTATAGGTGAATTTAGTAATACATCAAATCTTGTAGGTGTTTCAAGTACCGCTAATTGGCATACAATAGGTTCTGATACTATGACTAACTATTCTTATTATGATCTGACAGATAATTTATCAGTAAATACGGATGCTGGTGTAATACTTGACCTATCCGAAACCAACCCATTTGGAACACCATAATGTTAGGTAACAGTCCGTTCTATCATCAACTAACCCGTAAAGCAGTCGTCCTTTTTGGTCGTCTGTTTGACGACATTACTTTGGTTAGAAAGAACGATCAAACTGGTGATGAAACTAATCGCTTTCTAGTTCCTATTGTTTATGCTCCAAAAGAGAAAATGGTTACTCGTATTTTCTCAGATCCAGATTTACTAAGACAGATCCAAGTTCTTCTACCAAGAATGGCGTTTGAGATTACTGGTATTACTTATGATGCTACCAGAAAACAAAACTCACTATTAAAGGCGGCCAGATCAAATACTACCACACATGTCTCAGCATCCTATATGGGTGTTCCATATGACATTAACTTTCAGTTAAACATCTATGCTAGAAACATTGACGATGGTACTCAAATTGTAGAGCAAATTTTACCATTCTTCAATCCAGACTTTACGGTATCCACTAATATGATACCGGACCTTGGTGCTTTAAAGGATGTGCCTGTTATACTAAATAACGTTTCTAATGATATACAATATGAAGGGGATTTTGATACCGTAAGATACGTTAATTGGACTCTTAACTTTACCATGAAGATGTATTACTATGGTCCTATCAGTTATCCAAAGATCATTCGCACAGTTTATACAAATATTTACAACGATCCAAGTTTAGAAACTGGGTATATCACAAGGATAAATACCTCAAACGCAAATGGTATTTTTAAGATAAATGATACGGTTTTTCAAGGTAGCAGCATCTATACAGCAACGGCAACAGCTATTGTTGTGAGTTATAATAGTCAACTACATCAGTTGGTGTTAGGTGCTACGCAAGGAACATTTAAGGTCAATAATACTATTCATGCGGTTTCCACCAATGGTGTTTGTACCTTGGAATCATTCTATGCGAAACCTCTAAAGTTAGTAGAAATAAAAATTACACCGGATCCTGTTAATGCTCAACCTACAGATGACTACGGTTACACTATAGAAACGGTTGAGTGGCCAGCAACAGAAAGTTTATCGGAGTAAGTAAATGTCGGAACAACATATTTTTGTAGGTGCAGTACCTAATGATGGTACCGGTGATAAACTTAGAGATGCCTTTATTAAAACAGAAAGTAACTTTGAAGAACTTTATGGAGATAACGCAAACGTTGTCAACTCTATTTTGGTACTTTTTACCAGTAGTTCTAATCTAACAAGTGCCGTAAATGCATTAAATCTAGGACTTGGTAATACAAATGCCAATGTTGTCAATGTTTATACACTAACCAACTCAGCATTTAGTTCAGCTAACCAAGCAGGATTACTTGCTAATACAGCAGGCATTTATGCCAATGCTATTTCGGTTAATGCTAATAATGCCGCTCTTGCTGCTAATAACTATGCTGGCGTAATGGCAAACTCTATTAATGCTTACACTAGTGCAACATATGCCACAAAAGCAGCAACAAGTTCTATATTTCCAAATACCACCAATGCTGTATTTAACGGCAACTTCATATCATCAAATGGTGTTTATTCTATAGGCAACTATACAGGTCCTTACACCGATGGAATCGTTGTTGATTATGTTACAGGTATTGGTAGAATATCTGCTGGAACACTTGATGGATTTTCATTCTATACAGGCGGTGTAGGTACAACTCTTTTAACTAGCATTTCATCAACAGGTATTTTGCAAACCAGCAATGGTTTTTATTCATTAGGAACTTTTAACGGTACCTTTACCGACGGTATTGTTGTCGATTATGTTACAAGTAATGGTAGAATTTCTGTAGGTGGTGCCGATGCCATAACATTCTATAATGGTGGTGTAGCAGCAGTTCCTACTGTTACCATTTCTGCTTCAGCAAATCTTGGTATTGGTTTCACATCACCTGCTTATAAACTTGATTGTAACGGTGCTGCTAATATTTCATCACCAACTCTATTGGTCGCTGGTCAGAACGTTCTATCATCCATTTTATCTGTAAAAAATAGAACTATAGCATCTCAGGCGGCCGCATACGGTCTTACATTGAATGATTGTGGTACGGTAATTGCGGCAGGTGCAACTATATTTGTTCCTAATGCCATATTCTATGCTGGTAATACATTATACCTATACAACAATACAGCAACCGCAATCACCATTACACAGAATACCAATACCATACTTAGATATGGTGGCCTAGCAAATACCAATAGAACACTATCACCAAACGGTTATGCTACCTTAACCTGTGTTCAAGGTATAGAATCTGGCGCAAATGTATTTGTGTTAATGGGTAGCGGTATAACCTAGTAGTATAAATAGATAATCAAACAGCGGAAAAGGCACTATGGCACAACAATACATTAACTTAGGTACATATGCGAATGATGGTACCGGCGACGTAATGAGAGTATGCTTCACTAAAACTGATAATAACTTTAGTGAATTATATTTTACAACTGCCAACCTGACCTCAAATCTTTCTAACTTATCTACTGCTCTTAATGTTTTTGAGGGATATACCTATAATCAACTAGGTGCCATTTCAAATACCGCCAATGCTGCCTTTTTACAATCCAATAACGCAAATGCCGTCGCACAGGCGGCATTTCAACTTGCCAATACTGCAAATCAGGCATGGCTTGCTGCTAATGCTGCTTTAGCATATGCCACACTTGTAGCAGGTGGTACAAACCAAACCTTAAACTTGGCATTCCAGACAGCAAATGCGGCATTTGGTTCTGCTAACTCAGTAGGTATTTACGCAAATACTATTAACACTTCATTAAATGGTATTACTGGTGTTAGAGTAAATGCTTCAGCAGCCTTTGACCAGGCCAACTTAGCACTTATCTATGCATCTGCATCTTTTAACCAATCAAATAACTTTTCAACATATGCAACTGGTATTGGATCTAATACAACATCAGCATATAATTATGCTAATAATGTAGGGTATCAGTTAGGTTATGCTTATGCTGTTGCTAATGCTGCATTTGGAACTGCTAATGGTGCTTTTGGTTTTGCCAACGGCATTAATAATACCATAAATAATACTGTTCTACCTCTAGCAACTCTTGCAAATACTACAGCATTTGCCGCTATTCCAAAAAATAATGGTACCGCGACAGGTACATTAGCAGTAGCAAACTTTTCTACTAGTGGTTCAGCATCATTTAATAATTATCACACAATTGATCAAAATGGAGCAATTTTTAGAACAGGCGGTGGAAATTACGGTATAAGAATTTATCCTAGTTCAACTTACTCTATTTTACAATTTACAGATACTTATCAAACAACACAATGGGGTTCAATTTATGTAAATGCCAGCACATTTAACATTGGATCTGATGTTTCTGCCCCTGTTATTGTTCGTTCATCAGGTTCCACAATAGGTACATTTACAACATCTGGACTTTCCATTACAGGTCAAATCTGGGCCACAGATAACATTACTGCATACAATACTTCTGACATTAAACTAAAAGATAATATTAAAAATCTAACCAATCCACTAGACAAAATCAAACAAATTAACGGTGTAGAATATGATTGGAAAGATGATTATATTAATGATCTAGGTGGTGAAGACGGATACTTTATCCGCAAACATGATGTTGGTGTTATTGCACAAGAAATCGAAAAAGTCCTTCCAGAAGTTGTTGCTGAAAGAAAAGATGGGACAAAGGCTGTTAGGTATGAAAAAATAGTTCCTCTACTTATCGAGGCCATTAAAGAACTTTCCAATGAAGTTGAAAGATTGAAAAATGGCATTTCAGACTAGCGGTCCAATATCTTTTAGTAACCTTGCAAAATTCTTTACAGGTTCTAATACAAAAGTTAGTCTTGGTGATCCATTAGTCAGATCATTAACCGGTGATACCGGTGCCGTAAAAATCTCAGATGTTTATGGTAAACCTATTCCAGGTAGTTATACATTTTCTATACCAGGTACATACTCTTTTCTAATTCCGATTTATCAGTATCTTAACGTTGCAGTTTATGGTGCTGGTGGAGGCGGTGGCGGTGGTGACAATCACAATATTTATGGTTATGGAAACTGCGGATACGATGGTGGTGATGGTGGTTATAGCGCATTTGGTGGTGTAGTTGCTAATGGTGGTGGATATGGAGGAGGCAATTGTAGCGGTCATCCTGGTATTGATGCAGGAGGATCAGGTGGTTCTGTAACAGTAGGTGGTGGTGCGGCAGGTGGTAACGGTGGTTGGCCTCAACAAGGTTCAGGTAATGGTTATAATGGAGGCCGTGGAGGTCTAGTAACATATACTTGGCAAAATCTTGTCACAAGCGGTTATCCTCCTTGGCAAACTTACGTTACAGTAGTTGTTGGTCTAGGTGGTCCTGCGGCACCTCAAAATGCTACTAACGGCGCCAGCGGTTCCGTATCTATTTCTTGGTCATAAGAGGCGATAATGGAAGATTCAGAAGAAGAACTATACATTCGAGTTCATTTAGGTAATACGATAGAACATCCTATTACGGCATCAAATCTCCGTATGCTTTATCCTGATTTGAATCCTGAAAATCCACCAAAAGGTTTTGAAAGATTTACACGTAAGCCTCATCCAGAAATAAGTCCATTTCATAGACATGCTGGCACTGTATATGTTCAAACAAACTATGGTTGGACAGATCATCATATTGTTGAAGAGATTGATACATCAGAAATGGATATTGATCCTACAAAAGATAACAAAGATAACTACCCTGCTCCACCAGATGATGGACAGGAATATTTTTGGGTCGATAGTCTAGGTAAATGGATTAGTTATGCTATTTTTGAAAAAGTGTTTGGAGATTTTTTTATGAAAAATGAGATTAAGCATGAAGATGTTGATTTTGAATCTTTTGAAGGAATGACTCCTGAACAAAAAAAGAAATTCAAACAACTCATAGAGAAATACAACAAACTTACCAATACTGATTAATATGTTTGATCCACATTCTAATGATTGGTTACTGAATAAGTTCCAATCATACAAGAAACTGAGGAATCTGGATTCGGCCTATTATAGTGAAAAATATAATCTTTATGTTATGACCAGATATGAAGATGTGTTATTCATACTCAACAATCCCGATATATTCTCATCAGCAAAAGGTAATCTTTTACTAGAAGACCCTGGTAGGTTTAATACAACCTTGGGTGCTAGTGATAATCCTATACACAACATTTTAAAAAATGTAGTCAAAGATGCCTACAGCAAAGATAATATAAAAAGAGTTTCAGATTTATTCACTAAAAAGGCAATCGAACAGTTTGATGGTAAAACAGAACTAAACATTTCGGAAGTAACCGAAGAGTTGAGTGCTTGGGTTACTACAGAACTTTTAAACTTTCCTCTCTATAAACCATACATAAAAGGTGTGGTTATGGATTCACAGAGACATAATCCATTCTCCACATCAAAAGACCATATTGAGAACTATGACGAAAACTATGAAAAGTTGGCCTCTAACTATAAAAGAATGGTAGAAACGGCAGAAAGAAGGATACCTGCTACAGGTCCTGGTATCTATAAAGAATATATAAAAAATGGTAGAAAGAATCCTCAGAGTTCATCTATTCTAGGGTCACCTATAGTTTCTGGTACCGGTTCAATGATTGCCGCATTACAGTTTTTGACACTAGACCTTTATAGACAAAACCAGTTAGACATGCTGTTAAATGACCGTTCTTTGATTCCTCTGGCAGTAAATGAGTCCTTGAGATTTCATGCGGCAACTGGAAGATTTTCTAGAACCGTGACTAAAGAAATTACAGTTCATGGAGTTAACCTAAAACCTGATGATAGGGTAGCAGTATGTCTGGACTCCGCAAACAGAGACCCTAATAAGTTTCCTAATCCAGATAAGTTTGATATATACAGAGATACCTCAGGCCACTTGGCATTTGGTCACGGTATTCATTCATGTATTGCTCTTGCCATCTCCAAAGCAATACTTAATGTCTATCTAGAGATATTACTAGATAAGATTGGTAAGTATGAGATAACAACAAAGAATGAGGATTTAATATATAAAATGTCTGGTGGTGGAACTGTGGACATTATCACAAATATTATACTAAATAAGACAAACATTTAATAAATAGGTTTATTATGGGACTTGAGAAGAACTTATCAGATGCCTTAGGCATTGACCACGAAACTCCTGCTGCACCAAAGCAGGAGATAATGCCATATGAACCTCCACAGACACATTCAGATGCCGAAGAAGACTACCTTTTGGCAAGAAAGGTTCTTAGAAACCTTATTGAGAAGGGTAATGATGCTATTGAGGAAATCTCACAGATTGCTCGGCAACAAGAATCTGCAAGAGGATTTGAGGTAGTTTCTACTCTAATCAAGACCGTCGGCGATACAACCAAAGACCTGTATAACCTACAAAAAATGACTAAAGACCTAAAAGGGCCTGATCCAGAATCCGACCCTCGTAAAAAGAACACAGAATCCATAAATGTGGAACAGGCAGTCTTTGTTGGTTCAGCAGCCGAGTTATTGTCGGCTATAAAGAAGAAAAAGGAAGAAGATGGCTAGGTTACCATTTTCTTATCAGAATAACCCTAATCTACCTAGCGAACAATACCGACACTCCTTCACACAACATGAACTAAACGAGTATATGAAATGTGAAGCGGATCCGGTTTACTTTGC